GCCTTACACCACCTCGGCTTTCCGGTCGTGTCTAAATCGTTCGAGCAACCTTTGTTCGCGCACTTCTCTAATTTCTCGGTTGTCGGGTTTACTAAAACTGGCATGGCTTTTTCAGAGAATAGCGCATTTCAGGTTTAAGATGCTCGTCAATGGTCTTGCGCGCGCCTTACGTCGCTATCGCGGTTCGGTTGCAGGAAGCAGCCGATATGATGCACTCCGACGTTCGCTCGCGCCTCAGTGACGCGGTGAACGATATGCACCGCGGCTCCGGCAAGTGGGGCGGCTACGTCGACCACAACGGAGACGGTGAATCCGGCGATGTGATTTACAACTCTGGAGGAGATCTCCGCAAAGCCGGATACGAAATCCAGCAGCAGGGCGGCAAAGCGGTCGCCAACATCGATCACGAAAACTCGGTCAACGTCGTGCCGTGCACGACCTACCAGGAAGAAGCCGACGACGACGACTCGTATGCTTCGATGATGGAAGCCTGGGTTAAGTCCAACATCTACACGGACGCCAAACTTCCGCTGTATGAGCGGTTCATTTCGAAGGGCGAACGCAACGACGCGGATGAGGGCAGCTTCGCGGGCAAAGGGAAATCCTTCCCGATCTTGAAGCCCGGCGACGTGATGGCGGCGGTACACGCGATGGGGCGTGCCGGATCCGGCAATTACGGAATGGCGCAGCTCAAAGCCAACATTATCCGGATCGCGAAGAAGAAGGGCTGGGCGTCGAGCTTGCCGAAGGCTTGGCAGGGAGACAGCGCGTCCGAGGCTGACCGCAACACGGGCAACGGACCGCGCGAAGGCGCGAACGGAACGGGCGGCGACGGGCGACGGGCGTCAGAATCTGACCGGGTTTCATCTGACCATTCTACCGAAATCCCACGTGGAACAACGCAAACAATGGACTTACGCGAATCCACGACCTGGAATGACGAGCTTTCGCTCTCTGAATCGGCAACGACCGAGATGGAAGCGAAGTTGATCGCGCCCGGCAAAGGATCGAGCGCCTTCTATCCCGCCGAAGTCCTGAAGCGCGACGGTCCCAACGTGTTCAAAAAGGGGACGCACGTCTACATCAACCATCCGACCGTAGCCGAAGAAGCGGCGCGGCCGGAAGGCGACTGGCACAAGCTGGTGGGTGCTCTTTCGACGGACGCGGTGTATCACGAATCGCACGCCAAGGGGCCGGGCTTGTACGCCAAAATCAGATTCGCGAGCGAGTCCGCGCCGATGATCAAGGAAAAGGCTCCCTACACCGGGATGTCCATCCGGGCGTCGGGCGTTGCGGAGTCCGGGAAGTCCAAAGACGGCGTGCCGGTGCTGAAGCAGCTCACCCACGCCGAATCTGTCGACATCGTCACCAAAGCCGGGGCCGGGGGGATGCTACTCACGGAAGCCGCGCGAGGAAACAACAATTCACAGGAGGTCGAAATGAACGAGACGGATGTCAAGAGACTGGTCGAGAGCGCGGTAACCGCAGCTGTCGCGCCATATCAGCGCCGCGCACTGAAAGGCGACGCGATGCTCGCTGCAAACCGCGTGCTCGCGCCTCTGTCGCTCAACGAGGCGGTGAAGGTGATGATCACCGAGAACGTCATCCGCGACGGCGACAACCTGCCCATGAAAGAAGGGGCGCTCGACGAAACCAAACTCGGCGAGCTGGTGACGCTCGAGGCGAAGCGCGTCGGTGCGGTGCTCGGTGCTTCCTTCCCTGGTGTTCACGGGATGGGCGCCGGCGAGCCGGTCGACATCACGCTTTCGAAGAAAGAGCGGAAGGCTCTGCGCGAAGCGGCCGCGCGCGAGGACGAAGACGCAATCGCGATCTTCGAGTCTCTCGGGATGCCGAGCGATGCGGCGAAGATTGCCGCGAAAGGACGGGCCGCGTAATGTTCCACCCTCACGCTTTCCCACTTCTCATCACGCTGTTGAGCTTGCTCTCGGCGTTGCCGATTTTCGGGATGATCAACCAGCAGAACACGGGCTCGATGACGAGCCGGCGCACCGTTCTGCTCCCGCCGTCGACGACAGTCGTCATTCCTCCAGGCACTCCTCTGCTGGTGGGGCAGCTCCCCTGCGTGACGCTCGACGGGAACCAGTTCGCCAACGGCGCTCCCAATGCCGTGTGTCTGTTCGGCGGGTCATTCAACTTGACCGTTATCGGCCAGAGTGTGGAATCGCCGCAGACTACGCACAAAATCAACCCGGGCGATAAGTTGTACGCCACAGGAACGCTCGACACGGCGACCAACGTCACCTACGGGTTGACGATCGACGCGAATTCGAACAACACGTTTTTTGGCTACCTCGATCCGCAAAGTCCATCCATTGCGGCGGGCGCCACCGACACCGCGGCCTCAGTGCTGCTCGACCACGGGATGTAAAGGAGATCATCAGACATGAAAGCTCTTGGAAATTACGGCGAGGTGGTCGACGGGCGGCTGATGGGTCCTGCGGGTGGGGTTCAGGGGTTCCTTCAGAAGCAGGGGCTCGGGGAGTTCGTCGCTGAGCAGCGCGGCGCGAGTGCAACCCGGCGCGCTCGTGTGACCGAAGCGGCCAGACTCTACAGCGACGTGCTGAGCGGAAAGACCGACCCGGTTTTCTTGCGTGAAGCGATCACGCCGCGAAACCCGGTCTTCGTCGCGTGGCTGATGGAGAACTACGGGAACATCTATCGCGACGACCGGAGTGGGAAGACTCTGGGGCTTCGCGAAACGATGAGCGTCACCGATTACCAGGCACTCTATGTCGACGTGTTGGATCGCCAGTACTACGGCTATTACAATGCGTACCCCATCGTCAACAAGCCGCTGGTGAAGGTTCACCCGCTGCGCGATTTCCGCGTGGTCTCGCGGTATCTGCTCGATGGCGCGGTCTCTCCGTACCTGCCGATCGGCCGCAACAAGAGCACGCAGACGACGGGCGGCGGTCCCGCTGGGCCGGTTCCGCAGACCGCGCTTTCGGGCCCAGTTCCGCAGGACGGGGCGACGTTCCCGACCACCAACACGGCTCCGATTCAGTACCAGCCGTTGGCCTACGGTGCGGACACCTCGGTCAACTGGGCGGCGTTCGTGAACGACGACCTGGGAATCTTCCAGGACCTGCCGAAGCGTCTCGCCATTCAGGGGAATCGCGGTATCTCGCAATTCCTGACCAGCTTCTTCTTCACCTCGGCGGGCCTCAACCCGGCGCTGTTCAAAGCCGGGTACAAGAACCTCATCACCCCGACCTACGGCGCGCTGGCCACCAACCCGCCGATCAGCTCACAAGGGCTGATGGATGCGTTGAAGGTTCTGGCCGGAATGCTCGACAGCTCCGGAAATCCGATCATGATGCAGGGGCGCATGTACCTGGTGCACGGACCCTCGCAGATGGCCGCGGCGAACAACGCGATCAAGGCCGTCAACATGTTCGTGACGAACGAAGGCGGGACCCAGACCACCAGCAATTCGTTCATCCAGCAAATGCTCCAGGTTCCCAACTGGGTCGCTAACAACATCACGCCGATCATGGACCCGTACATGCCGCTGGTGATGGCCGGCGCGGCGGGCAACATCGCGCAGACCGCATGGGCGCTGATCCTCGACCCGAACGAGCAGGAGCGGCCCGGCGTCGAAGTCGGCTTCTTGAACGGCTTTGAAACTCCGCAGATTTTCCAGAAGGCTCCGAACACCATGCGGGTGGGCGGCGGAATCGATCCGATGATGGGCGACTTCTATTCGATGGATCAGGAAATGAAGATCATCGGCGTAATGGGAGGAACGGTTATCGACGGCCGCTCGATGGTCGGCTCGACGGGAGCGAACGCTTAACGGACTGGGGATGCGTTTCACGACTCAGTTGCGCGTCCTCGTTGTCCTGGCGCTGGTGCCACTCCATGCCAAACTTTACGGGGACATTCACGTACCAGGGCGGGGCGAACCCGGCTATCGACTATCCGCGGATCCTGGTCTCCGACACGCTTCAGTTCGGCCCGGACGGAACGACGCCGATCTTCGCGTTTTGGGACGAAGAGATTCAAGCGGCGACGAAAATAGAGATGGCGGTCTGGCAGTCGGGTATGTTCTGGTCGGGACGCTCCGGAGTGACGCCGCTCAACAATTCTTCGGTGGTGCCGTGGCGCAGGAT